CACGCTGAGCGATCGTAAATCAGCCGGAATCATGGAGACAGCAAAATCGTAAGCGGGCTTCAAGCGACAGTCGAGACCGTCGTAAGAAGCCCACGTATGAGCCAGCCTTTTCAGGTTGTTTGCGATCTTGATCCAAGCTAAAGGGTTATCGGGTACCTCTTTGAGATACACAGGTCGAACAAGGCTGCCTCGCAGAAAGTCTTTCCCACACGATTCCCGGAAGGGACCCCTGTGGTAGGACTTCTCGAGGTTCACGGTGAACCCACAAAAATGCAGCACCTCAACGAGTTCATCATAACACCCTGAGGGTGCGATGATGTCGTCGCCGAAGGCAGTGCACCAAAATGGATTGTAGCCGTGGATGCTAGCCACCGTTGAACTAAGAGCCCAGAAGATGAGGCTCTCAAGCTCAAACGTGAAGCCATTCCCCATCGAGCTGAACTTCGAGTACGGTCGCCAACTAAATGGCCCAACCGTCCAAGGAGCCCAACCAAATTGGGAACGCAACGCGTTCAAAGCAGCGAACCAATCGTCCGGGAGCAAACACTCAACCAGCCGCGAGGCTAGAGTGTCACTTGCTCTTTCCAGATCGATTGTGGACAGAGAGTCGTCCATCGACCCCAGACACGCGAGTGCCTGGTTATTCGCCTGAGTATCCAGATCAAGCCCGGCTTTCTTGAGGCGCTCACGAATGAGTGCCCCAACGCCGAGCTGGAAATAGATATTCACGGTGGGTTCGATGGCGATACTCCGGTCTGTCTTCGCGTTCTTCGGAACGAACGTGACGCGATTACCTGGAACTACTGACGGCAAGGGTGTTACCCAAGCCGGATAGTCAACTCCCGCCAACAGGCAGGACCAGGAAGGCAAGCTGGAAACCAGTTTCATGCCCATTTTCGCGAACGACGGTGAAACGTCCGGTGATGAACCGAATTTTTCTGAATCGCCAACTCGGATGCCCTTGCAAGACGAGGTGACACCGGGCCCGAATCGGGATCGCTCCCGAACGAGTCCCCAATCGAACCGGCCTAAGACTCTTCCGATGAAAAGGCGCGTTTCGCTAAAGATCTGTTCGATCTTCGGCGAACCGCCTCTCCAGGAAAAATCATGAAGCCGCTCGTTTGTCGAAGCACACTCGAGCTCACTCATACGGAATGACTTGATCGCAGCGTCTCTCGGATTTCCCCAGGCGAAGCCTGGGTATTTCGAGAGATAGTCGCGACTCAGCCTATCCGCACGATAGAGCTCGAGGGAATCGAGGTTGAGACTTCCCCCCGGAAGGGGACCTTCGAAGATACCGTCAGGTACATTCAAAAGGCGAGCGAGTTGCTCCACAGCCTCAGACGTGTCCGTCTTGGTCATGCGGGGTAGGTTGAACCACCCCTTACGCCTTGGGCGTTTTGACCGTTGTGCCATCTTCAATCTCCAGCTGTTAGACGATGAGGTACTAAACTCACTCCCCGAGGTCGAAACCGAAGGGATCGAGATAACCATCCTTGTTGATGACTTCCGGCTTTTGGCCGTAGGACTCCAACACGGAGATCACCTCGTAGTCGTTACAGGCGATGGAGACGCGCAACTTCACACGCAGCATCTCGAAGCTCATTTTCAGAGCCATCGAGGAAATCTCGTCAGTATCAGTGGAGTACGGGATACTCACCGAAGACGCCTGGCCAAAGAGGCCCAGATCGTCGACGGTGAACTTGTCCGCCCGCTGATCGCGAGATTCCATGAGGTTCCGATAGAGCAAGCGGGAACCGCGTGCGACCCACAGAAAGTCCAAGAGCGGACCTTCGCATGCCTCGATCGCCATGCGAGTCCCAGGCATGCAATGACCCCACTTAAGGGGCTTCTTGAACACCATCTTGTCCGTCAACGCCGCGCGAACGAGACCTGTGCCAAGCCACTTACGTGGATTGGAGAACGGATCCCGAAGCATGAAGATGAAGGAACGATTCTTTCGAATCGAGACTTTGACGATTGCGACCGGGTAGGTCTGAGACATGATTCTCTCCTTGGGATGAGGATTGTGGTTCGACGGCCGTTAGGTCGTCGGTTCGAGGTCCTGGACCGCCGACGTCACGACGGCATTGGCCAGGAAGTTGCGATGGACAGCCAGCTGGTCCTTGCGAGCCGCGATCGTCGACCTCTCCGGGATGGAGAAGGTCGTGATCGAGATCGGCTTGTAGGACACGGTCGGCGCCGGCGTGATGCCGGAGTAGGTGCTGGAGTTGACGACCTCGAGCACGGGCACTTCCGATTTGGCGGTGACCACGTAGTTCTTGCGACCCTTGCCGTCGGGCTCCTTGAAGGCCAGCGAGACCTTCCAGAAACCCACTGCGGCAGCTGCCGAGCGATCCACCCACGAGGCGAGGATCCCCTTCAGCGAGTCACTCCAGCCCGCACCGTTCGTGTAGAAGGTGTGGGCAACTGGCGTGGCTTGACCATCGTTGATGGTCAGGTTGGCTTGAGAAGCCATGGTAAAACTCCTTTGGAGCAGAAACTGCTAACGAACGGTTTTACGTCCTGAGAACAGTTGGGTTATGAGAGAGATTGCACTGAGCGCTCTCTCGACGCCGAGCTGAGGTTTAAACGAGGGGAATTCCTGATAAGGGAAACCCCCGAGGACAGTTCGCTGTTTGGAAGTGTGTAGCATGACCACACTGCCTTCTGCCCTCAACTGATTATAGATCCAGGAGTCACCTCCGGGAATCTCGGTAATCAGCGGTTTCAGCAAGTACGCGCTACCTTTGCGCGCAAGCGAAAACGTCCCTCTCTTGAACGTGAGACCTCGAGCATACTCTAGTTGTTGAAGATAGTTCCCCACGGGGAGAAACCAATCGACGACAAAAGAGTATGGAAGAAGTTCCCATGCCAGGAGAGCGGGGTTGGTTACCCCAGTGGACGCAAGGGATTGCATGACGCTTTGCTCCTCTTCGACTTCGAGGACATAGCGTGCACGCTCCGTGACATCCTCCCAAATGTCGAACGATACTTTCCAGCCAGGTGCCAAGGGCAAATCACCGAAGAACCTCTTCTTTGCAGAAGAGGCTTCGTAGAAAGCCTCGAACCTGATCGGTTTGTAGTTCGCATAGGCGCCGGCGATCGCTTCGAGCGAACCGGTGATGTCACTCAGTAGGGGTCTCCACCCATACTGAAACTCCAGCCAGTAGTTCGCCAGGTTATTGGCAGTCTGCTTGAAGTGGGTTACCCCACGGGCAGGACGTCCGTAATTGGCAAACAAGTGCATGGCGTAACCGAAATTGCCGTTCTTCACGGCTTTCGCGGCAAACGCCAGCCTTTTTACTGACTCGGTGAGGAGGCCGACCGTCTGTCTACGTTCACCGTAGGCTTGCGCCAGGTTAACTGACATTCGAGCAACCTTCCCTTGCAGCTTGGAGAGAGCCTTACGTTGCGCCTCCGTGACGGTCCAGGGCCAGAAGCCCCAAACCGTCCAGGCGGTGTTATAGTAAGGCCCAACTGCATATTTATAACCGTACTGGTACTGCGGGCCGTTGAAAATGCTGCTCGCCCCCCACTTCCCCGCCGGAATTTGATCCCAAACTTCGCGAGAGTAGACGAACGGGTGCCAAGGCACTTCGTACTTCCGCTCATAGCGAGTGAGGGTCTTCCAGTTGGGAGTATTAGTGGTGGACAGAGAGCCCTTCACCATCCGCAGTGGCTGTTCCGAGGCCATGACGCGCCCCAGATAATCCCGCAACAGTCCGCCAAGGACCGTGCCGGCGTCTGGAGGCTTTATCATAGCTTTATCCTTATCAAGGGGAAACAGCCTTTGTGTGCTAACGCTTTGCGTTAGGGGGAGACCGGCTTAGCCGGCTTTCTAATCGTCAACCGAAGACTTGAAGTCCTCGGGGTAAGACGCACACAACTCTTTGAAGATCTGCTGCAACTTGCGCAGCTCGGTTGCCTGACGATCGGACAGACGATCTGACAGGAATGACGAACCTTTCGGTTCGATCCTGCTAGCGTCTTCCATCCAGTCGTCACAAAACACCCAAGCGAACTCAATCTGCATAAGGCACCTTCGAAGATGAACGTCGAGTCGTCCGTCGGGTTAATCCCGAC